ACGCCTCGCGACGTTCCAACGGTTTTCAAGACCGTGCCTATCACCTGATAGGATCATCCTCCATAACTTGGTACTCCGAGGCGGAGTCGAACCACCATCGAACGATTATCGGTCGCTTGCTCTACCATTGAGCTACCGGAGCAAAACAGTAATATAAAATTACTGTTAAACTAAAGTGCATAGTTAATAAAAACCAGTGGGACAATAGTTTGAATTGGTTCCCTAGGCGAGAATCAAACTCGCTTCATGTTGTTGAAAGCAACATAGATTAATCAATATCCTACTAGGGCTTGTTTATATTGGTACCCGCAGTGAGATTCGAACTCACACTATGAAGGTTTTAAGCCTTCTGCCTCTGCCGGTTGGGCTATGCGGGCTTGATTTCTTTTAGCAAAAGAGGAACTATTGTTTTATTTCCGTGTTTGTCCTCAAATTCTACTTCAAAATCAGTAGAAGAGACATTTTTCCACAAAATAGTTCCGGCTTTATTTTTGAATTGTCCTTTTTTAGCTTTAACTTTATCGCCTAATTTCATATCAATCTCCATTTGTTAAGATCAATATAAACTATAAAAAGCTAAATGTAAACAATTAATTGGTACGTCTGGAAGGATTCGAACCCTCAACCCTCGGGGTAGAAACCCGATGCTCTAATCCGTTGAGCTACAGACGCATATGATGTTATCATCAGAATACTATTTTTGGTTTCATATAAGCTAAGAAAAAAAGTTGCTGTTAGTATTCTGATGATAACATCAGTTAATTATGGTGCGTGGTTGTAGAGTCGAACTACACCCTTTAAGGAAACGTTTTACAGACGCCTTGCTAGTACCGCTAGCTGAAACCACGCAAAATATGGTGGGCCTGGAAGGACTCGAACCCTCATCACTCCGCTTAAAAGGCGGATATAATAGCCATTATACGACAGACCCATATTAGCAAAGCAGTTTATAAAGGACTTGCTTGGGTCCTTTATTGGCTGGCATAGCTGGATTCGAACCAGCCTTAATCTCGGTTAACAGCCGAGCGCGATCGCCTAGATTGCTATATGCCATTAATTGGTTGCGCAGGCCGGACTTGAACCGGCGTCTCCGGGTAATGAACCCGACAAGGTGTCCTCTCCTCTACCGCGCAAATGGAACCGGATGAGATCAATCTCTTAATGGGGTCCGGACTCCCTCTAAACACCGAGTAAGTGGTACACCACTTTAAAGGGCTCGGGCTCCTTTATATTAATAAACGATATTCAATTATCAAAGAACGTAGCTAATCAGATCAGCTATATACTTATTTATAGATAATTTAATAAAATTTAAATAAATAAGCATATTTTTTATTATGAACTATATATAACATGCTTATTTGGATATGTAAACAGTTATTTTAAGTTTTTTGTAACTTTTTTCCTATTGTATATTTTTGACAAAACTCCCAATCGTTTTTTTCTTTAGATGAAATGACCTTAAGCTTTAACATATCCTTAACATCGTCATATTCATCAATTGATTCTATTAAATTCCATTCTTCTAGTAATTTGACTATTAAATCTCGTCTATTTAAATCTTCTTCTGAAATATCTACATTTTTACCATCAAACGCAAGCATCTCTTTAAAATGACATATAGCATAATTATTTTGTCGATGAAATATATGGCAAGTTTGAGTTAATGATTTTTTTCTATAAGACGGGATTCCAATTCTCGTTAATGTTTCCTTAACGATATTAAAATATTCATCTTTCAGATTAACTCTAATTCCATAACCTTTAAATAGGTCCTTTTCCATTATCAACTACACCTTTATTTCTTATTATTTTTATTTCACTTTCTGATAATAGATTTAAATACTTTAAACCTATATTTTTATTTATAGCAAAATACTCACAAATAAGATCTAAATCTGTAGGCTTTGATGATTTATACCAACCCATTCTTTTTCTAGGGCGGATCGTTGACATATAATATTCATATTGCATCCCATTTTCTAAATGAGAATTCATATTCATTTGATTTGACTGTAAAACCGTATCATAATGGAATGAAAAAGCTTTATTGGCAATAAATGCATTATATTCTTTTTCATATTGAACAGAATTAGGAGAATCATTTATTAGATGTTCTCCTTTATTAATAGCATTTATATATGAAAATGGAGAAGTTGGGGCATTATTCTCCCCAAATTTCTGGCTCTTCTTTTTGTTGTCTTTCATATTCTTTTTCCATGTTTTTATGACATTTTTTACAGATTGGTTTCTTTATTAAATAGTCTTCGCCCTCTACAGCGATATGTCCACCGCCCATTAAGAAAAAGCTACTACATAAAAAACATTTCTTCATTTACCACTCCACGTCTACCATGCATTCAGTTAAAAATGCAGCTGTATTAATTTCTGTATCTGCCACAAATTCATTTTGATATTGATATTTACCAATAAGTAGAATCAATGCTGCGATGCCAGCTTTATTATCTCTTAAGATTTCAGAAACATTATCGTAAAATAATCTATACAATTCGCTAGGTGTAATATCATTATTATCAATTACCCACTTACGCATTCCATTAAAGTTCTTTTTCTTTAAATATTGAATAAGATCAAGAAATCTCTCATCAAGCTTGTGATATAGATTTTCATCTGTGATTTTACCAAGCTTGCTAATATATTGAAGTGTGATGATGATATTTCTAAAATCGATATTATTCTTTCTTTTAGCAATATAATCTTTAATGGCTTCCTTATCATATTCGATATTTTCAGCATTAAGAATTCCTATAACAGCTTTATAGTATTCTTTTAATAACATTGGTCTTTCTTGCTTACTAATAGAAAAATCTACAATAGCTAAACGAGATAGAATTGCAGGATCCATTGTAGATTTATTATTTGAAATAAAGATAAATCCGCAAGTTTCAGAAAATTCCTCAATGAAAGCTCTGATAGCAGTTTGAGCTGCAACTGTCATTCTTTCACATTCATCGAAAACAATATATTTTCTAGTTCCTGAAAGAGACATTTTGGTAGCAAAAGATTGAAGTTCATATCTTACCGTATCAATATTACCTTCCAATGCAGCATTGAGAAAGATATGCTCAGCTTCTAATTCATCAAGGACAGCTCTGATTACAGTAGTTTTACCTAAACCCGGAGAACCCAGTAAAAACAAATTAGATGGAATTTCTCCCTCTTTTACATAATTAAGAAAAATTTGTTTGATTCTAAATGGTAAAATACAGTCTTCTACATTTTTAGGTCTGTATTTTTCTACCCATACGCTATGTTCCATTTATTTTCCTTATGAATATGTTGATTTATTTGAAGGAGCAATCCAATATGTTAAATTATTAGAAGCAAATTTAGCAATTCCCTTGAAACAAAGCTCAACATCATATTGAGTTTTAATCATATTAAAATCACTAATTTCAAAAATCATTTTGAAAGTTTTGGTTGTTGTACCAATTTCAATTGACAAATCATCTTTGTTATTTTTTGAAACTGTTGTAATGTATAAGATACCATCCTTACCTTGGAATGCGATATCATTTTTACCAGTAAGTTTGCTGGCTTTAATTACATCCATAATTACATCATATGAAATTGTAAAAGTTTCATCGACAGATGGAAGCTTAAAATCTTTTTCATAATTAGGATCGGTAACAAAGCTAGGATTATCATAATGAAATGTCATTTTCTTGGATGTTTTATCCGTAATTTCAACTCTATCAGATTGAAAATTTAATTCAGGTTCTTCAAATAGTGATAATATCTGAAGAAACTTTTTAAATTCATAGATAGCAAAATCAACAGGAAATTCATCCTCAATAATAGCCTTAACCGTTGGTGAATTATTCACCTCGGGCATTGTCTTAATAACATTTCCTTTTTTAATCATAATTGACTTATTGATATTAGAAAATGAAGTTAATATAGCTAATGTGTTTGTGCTTAATTTCATCTTTATCTCTTTTTAATTTTCTTTGTATCTGCGTTAATAGATTCTCCGACAGATGCAATATGAGCCAATGAGCCTTTAAAATTATAAGTGCCTGTATGTTCAAGTCGCATCCAGGGCAATAACCAAATTTTCATTCCAGCTTCTTTAATTTTTTTACAGAACCAATAATCTTCTGACAAATAGCGATTTGTTTCAGGATCAACTTCACAATGAAAGAATAATCCAATAGTTCTGCTACCATCAAAATTTGCACTTCTGATATGGTCTGGTTTATATTGAAGATCCGGATATGTTTCTTTGAACTTTTCAAATGTCGATCTTTTGATCATCATAAAACCAGTTCCACCCTCTGAGATTTCAGCAGGTTCACTAATTTGAATATGACTTTTACCAACAGCTGAAAATACATAATCGCCTACAAAATTTTCCAAATTATTTGCATCTTCATCAGCAAATCCTTTGTCTACAGCGCTTTTAATCTTTTCCCAAGCAATTGTTTTCTTAGGATAAGGAGCACACGCAACATCCATTTCAGGATTATCATTCATGATTTGCCACATTGCTAATACATCAATCGCTTCAAACTTAATATCAGCATCAATGAAAATCATGTATTCACATTTAGATCTCATAAATTCATCGGCTACATAATTTCTAGCACGCTGTACGAGACTTTCATTAAATAGAAAATGTGTTTGTAGGTTAATGTCGCGGCTTTTACATAAAATAGCCAAATCCATAAGAGCTTTTGTTGTAGATCCGAAGCACATTCCACCATACATCGGAATACCTACGAATAAACCCTGCTCTCTTAGTTTTTCTAAATCAATTTTAACTTCCATTGTTCTCCGTATATTTTATAAATTCAAGTTCTTCCTCAGACAGCTTTTCGTCACTATCATAATAATCTTTGAAAACAGGTGTAATAAAAATACCCCATTCTTTTGTGCCAAATAATTTTTCAAGAATTTGGGCTTCTTCTTCAGATATTGATTGAACATCATAAGAATTAAAAATATCCTTAACACTTAAATCGAAAAACTCATTAGTACCGAAGTAATATTCGTCTTCATAAGATCCATCTGATTCTACAGCGGCTTTTAATAAATTGTAATATTCTTCACTTACAATTTTAAAGCCATTAGTATCAAACTCATCGGCCCAATCCATATTCCATTTTAGTAGAAGATAATTCATAATATACTATTCCTTAAGGGTTGTACACATAAACTGTTACATCATAACCATGTTTTGTGCTTGCTTTTTCAATAATTTTTTCAATGATATCCCAATCACCGCCACCTAATCCGGCACCAATTTTTGGAATTGCGAGACCTGTATTTAATTGTTTCATCATATTAACTAATTTAAAATTATGAAAACAATCATCGATTGCATCGTAAGAAACAAATTTACTTCCTGACTTACCATAATTTTGTTGAGTAATCATATTACAAATAACTATATTATCTGATTGTGCTGGAACAAATACAATGTCGCCCATAATATTACCTTCACCTAAACATAAGGCTTGATATGTAGGAAAAATTTCTGGATATTTGTCTCTTAAAATTTTAGCAACACCAGAACCCATCACACCATGCGCATTACATCCATGTGCAATTACTTTTTCTTTACAATTTAAAATATTGCCTTCAATGTATTTAATCATGATTTCTCTTTCATATTTTCTTTTAATAACTCGCTAAAATCTCCAGATGCGCTTCTATCATCTTTAACAACTCCAAGACGAAGACCATCCAAAATAATAGCACAATTTGCCATGATATGTGCCAAATGTTCAATTTTAGAATCTTCAGCGATATCTTCACCATCCATGAATGACAATAAATGACGCATTGTAGCATCTAAATAAATTGACATAATCACTTCTGATTCTCGCCAATTCTTTTCGCCATATTTTCCAGCACCATCATTCATTGCCTTTGCTAAATAAGCAATGCTAGAGGATGGTACAGATTGAAAACCTAATTTAGTATTTCCAACTAATAGTTTTGGATTATTTTTATCCATTAATTAATGCCTTCCACTCTAATATATCGTTCATCACTTTCTTTTAAAATATCAACTCCTTCTTGGTCAGTTAATAATGCATATGCAGCTTGTTCCTTGGTAAATTCCTCAGGAAATCCAACTACTATTGTACATTCTTTTACGACCGTTAAGGACCATAAACAATTTTTATTTTTTTCACTCATTATCCGCCTCCAGAGTTTCTATTTAATCCATTAGGAAATAAAGTATTTCTGTTGGATATTTCTTCTTTTTCTAATTTTTTTAAATTTTCAAGATCATCATCTATATGTAAAATAAAAACCTTCTGTTCATCTAGTGGAAGACTTTTCATTTTATTATAAAGAGGCAAATGGTCTCTTTTATTTCTATCTGCAATATGATATTTTATACGCTTGAATAAATCTTTAGTTAAACCTACATATTCTTTGTCCTGTATTTTTATAAGATAAATACAGGAAACTGATGGATTATCAATAGAATATGGTTTCCAACTATTAAAATTTTCTAGCGTCAAATAATTAATCATAATATTTTAAATGTTTTTTATTCCACTCTTCGTAGAAGTCCTTTAACAAAATCCAATTCAATTTAGCTTCGCTGTTATCAAATATATCCCAAACAAATACTGAATATGAAACCATCCCACCAATTTGTTTATTTTCCAGATCATCTTCAAATTCGCAATTCATTCTATCTGATAGAACATAAACAGATGATGGAGGATTTTTATTAAACAATTCATTTCTAGATTTACTTTCCAAAAATGTAGTTCTAAGTATTAAAGCAAAAAAATCCATTTCTTTAATACATTTTTCTATAAGCTTAGCTGGTATTTTTTTAAAGTACGGAGGATTTGTAATCATACCTTCATATTTAGAATAATCATGCTCTAGAATATCATATGACGTTTCTATATCATCTATTATAGCATTATCATATTTATTAAGATCAAATGATTTTACATTATATCCGTTTAGAGATAATTCTTTGGAAATATATCCTAAACCTGCACATGGCTCTACTAAATTTTGAGGTATATCGCCTTTATATGATTTTAAAAATGCATATGTAACTAGTGGTGGTGTGCAGTATAAATCATTTTCTTTTCTGTCTTTTCTATTAAGAATAGCGTTCATGTTTATACCACTCTACATAGTCTTCAATAGATTGACGTAATTCTTTTTTATAGCCAAAATATGGTACTTCGCCTTTAATAGTTGAAGGGTCATATGAGCGCTTTGGTTTATGATCATAATTAAGTTTTTTACCGGTAATGTCTTCACAAAGATCAATTACAGTTCTATTTGTATAAGAAATACCAGAACATATATCATTTATATGATTTCCATCTATCATACCTTCATAATGATGAATGAATGCTTGTGCAACATCATTTACATCAATATAATCTCTGCGACTCTTAAGATCATAAATTTCCATAGGTTTTCCAGTAAAAATAGAATCAATAACTCTAGGAATTAAATGAGTTTCATTTTTTCTATTTTCGCCATGTTCGCCAGCACCTACTACATTAAACAATCTAAGTGATGCTGTATTAACATCATAAATTTTTAACATTTGTTCAGCGATAAGTTTTGTATTACCATAAAAGTTCTGAGGGTCTTCATAAACATTTTCGTTAATTCTATTATATACTGCTGCAGTTGAAGCAAATACAAAATTTTCAATATTATATTCTTCTGCCTTTTTAAGCAAATTAACGGTACCAGTAACATTTACATCTCTGTAATCTTTAAATTTCTCATCAGATTCAGAAACAACACTTAAAGCTGCTATATGAAAAATGCAATCAACCGGACCAATATCATCATAAATAATTTCAAAAACTCTATCTAATGATCTAGTATTTCGAATATCGATTTCAAACATTCCATCTTTATGTAGATATTTTTCGCAATAAGAATTGCCAGTAGACATATTATCAATAGCAATTACATTATAACCTTCTTCATAAAGATGTTGACAAAGAACTGTACCAATATATCCAGCAGCTCCAGTTACGATTACATTTTTCATTTATTTTACCTTTTCAGCTATTTGAAGTGATGAATTAACAGCCATGTCCATATCTATGTAAACATACTGGCCACATCTTCCAATAAATTGCATTTTATCTTTATTTACCAATTCTTTGTATTTCAAATACTTTTCTCTATTTACTCCATGAACATCCTTAACTGGATAATATCTTTCATAATTATTATCTCTATAATCGCATGGATATTCCTCAGTGTACATCTTAGATGTATTATCAGAATTAGGAAATTTAGACCAATCAGTAACACGAGTTGGTCCGTCGTATGTTGTTAAATTTATCACACTTGCATCGTCATGTACATATGTTTCTTCATTAAATTTATGAACAAATTTAATTGATCTATATGGAAGTTCTCCATATTCAAAATTAAAATATTCATCAATTGGCATGCAATTGTAAATGAAGTCAAATGTTTTGTAATAACTTGGAAAGCTACGATTAAGCTCAATTTTAATATTTTTATGGTCAAGCATATTTTTGATTAAATATGTATAACCCTTTTCTGGCATGAATTGATAATCGTCATTTGGAAAATATAGTTTATTATAATCATCACGAGGTTTTACACGATTTTTAATTGAAGGATCCAATTCCTCCAACTCAACTCCCCACATTTTTTTCGTATATGGTTTAAAGAAAATATCAAGAATTTCATCGTCGGAAAATTCAGCTTTTGCATTAGCATTCACTGGAAGCTCGTAGTATTTTCCTTCATGATATGCTCTAACTTGGTGTTGATATGATTTCCATTTAGTAAATCTAGATAAAAATTCAAACACTTTACCATTATTAGTGTGAAAAATATGTGGCCCATATTTATGATAAAATACATTTTTTGTAGAATGATATTCATCATAAGCATTCCCAGCAACATGATCTCTCACATCGATTACGGTAACATTATAGTTCTTTTCAGCAAGCTGTCTAGCTAAGACAGCTCCCGAAAATCCAGCTCCTACAATTAAAATATTTTTCATGTAATTTTTCCTTAATCCCAAAGTGCTCTAAAATATTTACCAAATAATTTAAGACCAACTTGAGTTCGTTCATCTTCTTTAATGGATCCTTCATATGTTTCATTTTTTATATAATCAAATGCAAAAATCATTTCATCTAAAACATAATTCCATCTTTCATGTGTATCTTTGTCTTTTACGTCTTCAGATACATCTTCGTCATCTACAATTGGAGAACCATGTGATGTTTCTTTCAGTTGTACTAACATAGGATGGATAATTAATGCTAATGTGTGATCCATGGACCATGTATCATAAGGATCAATACGAACTTTTATCTTTCTCTTACCTTCAATAAAAGATAAAATTTTATCTAAAAAACTAAGTTTATCAGCATAATTATATACCCATTCTGGATATTCTCCATCTGAGTCTTTAGTCCACGCAAAAATCCATCTCATTACACTATATGAATTTAAATAATCTTTATAGGAACCAATTTTTACATACATTTTTTTGCCAATACTTTCTCAATTTCGCTTCTTTGAACACTTTTATCAAGTGGATGTGTATCATACAAAGCATTTCGTTGTGCTTTTGCAGTTTTTACCAATTCTTCATCGCTCATTGCTTCAATATCAGATGCTTTCAATGAAGCTAGATAATCGTCATTATAATATACTTTAAGCTCAGATGGTTCACCAATAAGAATTGATCTTACATCAGCTACTTGTAGAGGTCTAGCTCTCCACCAACCAGAAGCTGTTTTAGTTCCATCAGTATGAAAATAACCGGGCATTAAAATACCCCATTGAGATAAAAATTCAGCACACATATCACCTTCTTTTAGTCTAGGAGATTTGTACTGCCCACGAGCTGCTCCATAATAATGAATTGGCCATTGCCAAGAATCTTTATTTTGTTTATCGAGCCACTTGCGTGTTTTACCCTGCACTAAGCTGGCAAAATTCCACTCTTTTCTTTTACCTGAAGGGAAAGATAATTCGCCTTCACGATAAAAATTATTGTCAGGTGTTCTGTTAATATGATAAGGATTTGGATTAAATCTTACAACTTTAGAATCATCCCAATCCAAATTCAATCTTGACAAATCGCCACCATCGAAAGCAGAAATAAGCATTCTATTATTTCTATTTTTCAATATTTTAATAGCTTCTAAATATTGAGGAACGAATTTTTGAAGCTCTTCACGAGTTTCATCTCCACCATTCATATTTACCAAATAATCTCTGAAGGCAGAATCATAATTCTTTTCTTCTAAAACTTCGCCATATTTAATGATGTTGTTATAAATGCTATCAAATTGCCAATCATCGAATGATACAATACAATTAGGCCGTGCTGAAATCGCATATAATCCATGCCAAAGTCTTTGACAAAAACCAGCAGGAGAATGAATATAAACAATGACTTCGTCATAATGAGAAATATCTTCGCCTAATTCAACTGGTCGTTGTTCAACTTCCCATCCCATATCTTCTAAAGATGCGATAAGAGATGTATGACTCGGTACGACTTGAAGTTGCTGTTTTTGATAATGATCTCTTTTAGTTTGAAGAGTATTCATTCCAGTAATTAGAATCTTTTTCATATCTATTCCTTATTGTGGGTTGTAATGACTTACGATACTAACAATATAACAAATCAATGCAGGAGCTAATAATAGCATCCACTGTGGTGCTGCTAAAGCTGCTCCAGCAATTGCCGCCCCTACAAAAATACCGGTTGCTAATAGTGATACTTTATCCATAATTTATCCTTCTAATTTAGAGAATGGTCCGTGATTGTCTTCATGAGACGGCGCTTTCCATCCTTCGGGTTTCATCAGATCCGGTAATCCAAGAGGATTTGGTCTTCCGGGTTTAATTCCTCGTTTTTTTGACATATTAGCTTCATGAACCCTGTCCCATGCTTTTTGAGCATCAACATTCATTAAATCCAAAGTACCAATTGCAACAACAGATAAGTCAATTAGAAAATCTACAATTTCCTCAAAGTCTTTCTCGTTAATAGCTTTTCGGCCTTCTCTAACTAATTCTTCATAGAGAAAATCATAGCGAAATTCCATTAATTGCCAAAATTTTTCAATATCAAATTTGTCAGTTGTTTCATGAAATTCAAACTTTTCATGCATGTCTTTAATGTCTTGTACCCAGTTCTTGCTCATTAATTTCCTTTACCAATTTTCATAATATGTTAAATCAAATTCTTTTTTGGTTAATTCATCTTTAACTACAACGATAGCACCGATACTTGTTGGTGTCATGCAATAAGTATATCTACCACCACAACATGAAGTATCTTTCTTTTCTTCTTCGCATGAAATTTTCCAGTCATAGAAATTCTGTGCAATTTTATCACTTGTATGATAGTCATATCCGTAAAATAAATTAACTTTCATTTTTATACCACTCAGGTGTTTTACGCTTTGTCCATATCATTTTAAAATCTTTAGAATTATAAAATTCACGATAAGATGATACGATGTCAGATGATTGAAACTCCTCAGGCATAGCCATTGCCATAGGAGTAATGTGATCACTTTGTTTAATATTTTTGGGAATATTTTCTAGAATATGCATAACACTTTCAACACCATGCACTTTATTATATCTAAAGCTATATTCCATTAACATTTCTTTAAGATGTGTTAATGCCCATTGATAATTAGCTGAATTTTCACGAACCCATTTTGTTGATGGGTGATTTACGTGTGCTGAACGATAAGTATAAATTTCTACATGTCGTTTAGCAAAATGGTGCTTCTCATTAAAATGGGGAAGTAATTTTATTTTTTTGAATTTTTTTGCAGTCTGCTCTTCGTTTTTCCAGCTTAACGAAATCGATCTATATTCAATTTCATCATTACCGTCCAATTCACGATGAGCTGTTGAAAGCATTTGACCCATTTCAGTCGGCATTTTTACAATATGCTTATCGCATTGTAGTTTAGCCGATATTACTGGGCTTTCATCTAAATAAAATACATTCATAGTTATCCCTTAAAAACCGCTACTAAAAACGCAAGGATAAAGACTACAGCAACAATACCAAGCACAAGTGCCAAACCACCGTAGAATGGTAACAATACCCACCACCAGGACCAACTAATATATCCGGTTAATTTTAATCCAATGAATAACAGTCCCAACAATGCTAGGAACGAAATTCCGCCGCTATTTACTTTTTCTTGCATTATATCTCCTTTTTTATAATATACACTAATTAATTTTATTTGTAAACTTTTTTCTTTAATCTTTTTTTACCAGCCTCTAAATGATATCTGGTAGCTTTCTCAGTGAAGATAATTCCATTTAAATGATCATATTCATGTTGAATAACTCTCGCTGTCATACCTTCATAATATTCCGTTAAGATTTCTCCATTAGGTAATGTGAACCTGATTCTAATATTTTCAGGTCTTTTTACTTTAAAATATAATCCAGGAAATGATAAGCATCCTTCTTCCATGTAGACTTTATTTTCAGAATAATTAACAATTTTAGGATTAAACATTACAAGCATAGGATTCATTTTAATAGCAAATGCTCTATATGGAAGACCCAATTGATTTGCTGCAATGCCAGCTCCATTTTCATTTGATAATAAAAAATCAGATAGCTTCTTTGCAATTTCATTTGGATTTTCTGGAGGATTGCTAAAGTCAAATTCTTCAGCTGCTTGTTTTAAAAGGCTGTTTGTTTTATCTATATTATATGTCATTTTTTCCTTAATTGATTTCGTATTCAGTGAAGTTATTTATCTTTTTAGCTGTAATAACTTGACTAAATAATTCGCGATTTTTGATGTCTTCATTATGAGAAATAATCATAATATTTGTATCGTGGAATTCGTTTAGAATTGCTTCCACATTATCAACATTTGTTGAGTCTAATCCATCCATTAATTCATCAATGATTAACGTATTGGATGCTGTGCTATTTTTTAATTTTGTGATATCTCTAAATGCTAAAAGAATAGCAAGATCGATTCTTTTCTTTTCGCCTTCCGAGAAAGAAAAGTATGAAAATGAATCTCTAAATCTAGATTTAATTGTTTCATTAAATTCAGAATCCAATTCGAATAAAACAAACATATCCATTTTCTCAAGATATTTATTAATAAGTTGGTTGAAAATAGGAATATATTTAGAAATAACAACAGTTTTAATACCAGAATCTTTTAAAATATCAATACAATTTTTGGTTGTTTTATGAAGCTTTTGAAGTTTTTCCAATTCATTATTATGCTTAGTGATTTTAGTCTTGAATTCAGCAAGCTTTTGCTCATTAAGATTAGTATCACTACTTTCTCTTTTAGCTTTAAGCTCTTTAATTCTTGTGTTTAACTCAATAATTGACTTTTCTACAACTGATAATAAATTTTCACTAATTGAAATTTCAGTTTCAATATCACTCTTTGTATTCAAATATGAAGTGATTCTTTTTTCAGACTCTTGTAAAGTTGAATACCTTTCATTCATCTTTTCTAATTTAGAATTTAGTGATTCTAAATTTTGATTGATTTCTTTATTAGAAACCTCCTTATGTTCATGTGATATTTTCTGTTTACACATTGAGCAATTATTGTTGTCAGCTAAAAATGCTTTTTCTTTATTGTAGATTGATATTTCAGTTTCAATTGCTTTAATTTTTCCATAATATGATCTTATTGCTTCTGATATTTCGTTCTTTGTAAAGCTAAAAGAATTTTCCTCTGAAAGCTTTGTCAACTCAGCTTTTTTAGATTTGATTTTTTCGAATGTATTTTTATATTCGATTTTCTTCTCTTCTCTCTTCGAAGCAATGGATTTTATTTCTTCATCTGATAAAACTTTTTCGCTATCGATAACATCTTGGAATGTTTTAATCGATTCGCTCAAAACTGAAATTTTATATTGAAGATCTGCAATATCCTTTTTATAATAATCAAATCTTGATTTAGCTAATGCGGACATTTTTGAAAATATATGAATATCCAGAACATCTTCAATAACTTCTCGTCTGTGCGCAGGAGACATTTGCATAAATGGTGTAAATGCAGCACTGCCCAAAACAACAGTTTGGATAAATGTTTTGAAGCTCATTTTAAGAATTTCTTTTTCTAGATATTCTTGATATGATCTTACATCAGCGGTCTGTTCAACTAATTCATCATTTTTATAGATTTCAAATATAACAGGAGAAATTCCTCTCACAACTTTATATTCATTAAAATAAATTTCAACAACAAGTTTTTTCTTGTTAATTGAATTGATTATCTGTCCCTTTTTAATATTTCTATATGATTTACCATATAAACCAAAGGAAATAGCATCAATAATTGTAGATTTACCCTCACCTGAGTTACCCATGATGAGTGTATTATTTTTTGATTCTAAATCGAACTCTATGAAAGAATTACCAATACTTAGAAAGTTCTTTATTTTGATTTTCTTTAATATAATCAATTTGTTAGTGCCTCGTTATAAAATTCCATCATAGTGTCATATACTGCTTTATTATCAATATCATCCAAATCTAAAATATATTTTTTAATGATATCAGCTGTATCTTCATACTTTATATTTTCAACATTCTCTTCATCTAGCAAATACATTTTTGCATCTGAGTTTTTAATATCATGAGCAACTTCATTTACTCTAGATATCAACTCATTATACTTCTTTTGATCTTTAATTTCGTCAGTAAAAACCTTAACAAATCTATTTGTACTATTTTCTACTATTTTATCAAAGTTTAGATCTTCTTTGTACTTAAATGAATAATATAAATTATGAGGATTTTCAATATATTCCATCTCAGTTGATTTGGTATCGAATATATAAAATCCCTTTTTGTCATTATCATCAATCCACGTATGCTGAGTAGGAGCACCGATATATTCGATATTATCCTTTTTAGATCGTGTGTGATAGTGACCTGAAAGAACCTTATCAAATCTATTAAAATACTTAGGGCTCATACCATGTTCAGCAGTTCTATTTTTGTCAAATTTAAAACCCTTAAGTTCTAAGTGACCAAATAGAATATTACATTTTGTATTTTTAATAAAATTAAAACATTCCTGAGCATTTGATTTATTGATCCATGGAAGCAAAGCAATATTATCTTCCTCTGCACATTCAGAATACACCTTAACATTGTCATAAGAATCAAGAGTAAGGGAAGGTGAATTCACATCATTTGATTCTTTAAAATAAGCATCATGATTACCAATGATAATAGAAATATCAATTCCATGTTTAGCTAACGGATCAAAGAAATATTCTCTGGCTTTTTTAAGCGTAGATGTATTTGTCTTTTTTCTTTGGTGAAAAACATCTCCGAGATGATAAACCTTTTTGATTTTTCTTTCTAATAATGTTGGAAAGAAAATATCTTTATAGAATTTCTCAAAATTATCATGAAAAATTTCACTATCTGAAGACAGCCCAAAATGCTGATCAGATATCACTGCAACCTTGCTCAATTGATTTTCCTATTTTCTATTTTTGTCTTCAGCTAAGATTCTTTCACAATATTCTTTTATTGCAAGAATGCGTTCTCTTAGCATATTATTTTCACTACTATTGGGACGTGACGACAGAGTTTTGCTGCGAAGATCTTTTATAATTTCAGGAATTAAGAAACTATTCATTAGCATCTACCTCAAATTCTGTTAGCTTTTTCTTTTTCTCTTTTTTTCTTTTTATTTTACTTTCGAACTTTGATATGATATCATTATCAACAAAGTCCTCATTTGCCTGAGATACAGCTTGACCAGTCATCATCATTTCGTTATGATTATGATTGACAAGAGATTTTTGTTTTAAATATGATTGTCGTGATTCAATATTAATCATATTGACAAATGCATTATTGGCAATTTGAGAAAAATAAGCGAATGGATTATCGTATTCGAATGCTTTATATTGTTTCTTATTTAAAGCTGCGATACATTTTTCTAATGCATCGCCTTTCATATCATCAAGATATGAATAACCATTAAAACACCCCTTTGTACCAAGTCTTTCAACGATTTGAAAGATTGCAAGAACAATGATGTCGGGTATTTTTTCTTCACCTGAGTTATACCATTCAACTAGGTTTTTTTGTAGTGTTGGTCCATTAACATAGTCTCTGGACTGATCTCTATTTTTAATTCTCGTTCGTTTTTTCTTAACTAGAGCCATTAAACTCCTTTTTTTCTTTTTGTTATCAACATATTATAACATAAAAATTATTCTATGTACATAATAAATGAATCGTGTTATAAATAAATTTGTATTTTCTTTTTATATTATAGGTAAGGTATAAAATAGAAGTACCAAATATCATGCTTACCATGCAATAATGATGGTTACTTAATGGAATACGAGACCATTATTTTCAATTTACACTTACCACTTAGACTAAAGTAGTCACAGTCTTTAAATAAAAGACTACAAGAAGTTAAAAACTGTAAGTAAATAATTTTGATGATTAAGGATTATTTACTCGGCGCTATATACTGTCACACATAAAAGTAAAAACATAAGCCTTACTTTCCAATTTTGGTTGTGAATAATCATTTTTTTATCAGGCTCTGGGAGTTTTTTTAACTCTCCTGCAGCCTGAGATATATAAAAAATTCTAATAAAAAATATTAAAACCAAATGCGAAGCATTTGGTCCTAGAGCTTCGCTCTAGGTATTCTCATATTTATTAGTTCTTAATGATAAGTATTATTATCTTCTATATAATTATTTATATCAGATGAATCTGAGTCTGAATCTAGATTTCTACTAAATACTTCTAGTACACTGTTTGTAAGACCTTTAATTTCTTCCAGTGTATTTATATAGTATTCCCTTATTGGAACACAAGGGTCAATTTCCATCAGTATAGATTTTTTGGATATTTTAACTTCTTGATTAAAGATAGTTGTCTTCAAAAATGGAGATATTGAAAGCATATATGTATCATCAACAGGTATATAAGAATATATACATGCATTTCTGATAGTAACAGATTTTTTATTCAATGAAGTTACTTCACATACAATTTCATCTCCAGTAATCAATTTAAAAATACTTACATTCATTTTATATCATATTTGATATATTCAATATCAAATCCCTCTAAATTATATCGTTTAATTCTTTCCATGTAATGGAGCATGCTCCAGTTCTTTCTTCCTTTATAAATAAAATCATCACCAATATCAATAAACACAACTTTGTCTTTTATATCAGATAATCTTAAACCACGTCCAATCAATTGAAGAAGTTTAATTTTTGATTTCAAAGGAACCGAAAGAACAACGTAATTTACATTTTTAACATTAACACCTTCAGCAAATGTACCAAGAGAAACCACACCTTTCATATTTTCGGATGCATCCATTTCTTTTTGATATTCTAATCGAGTATCAACATCAACAGATCCATTAATAAAGAACTTTTCATTTGTTTTAATTTTTTCAAATAATGTTTTACCATGTTCAGCATATTTAAATGCTACTAACGTATTGCCCTTTAAGCTATCAACTAATTTAGCAATAAAATTATTTCGTATTTCTAAATCACAGATAAATGATATTTCTTCATTATACTTTTTACATTTTTTGCTAACATAGTTTTTATATTTCTCATCATATGATAATAAACATGCTTTAATTTTTAGGTTAGCAATATCTTTTGATTCTATCAACTCAGCAGTTGAAGCTACTCTTTGTGGAGGACCAAAGTCACCAGTAAGAGACATCAAATTACTTTCGATATCATCTAACGTACCAGTCACGCCAGTTCTATAAATGATATGCTTACATTTTTCCATAATAGTTACGGTTGACATTGCTTTCCATGCATGTACCTCATCAGCAATAATAACATCAAATTTTTTATAAAAGCTTTCGGGCATATTAACAATTGATTGCCATGTTGAAGCTGTAATATCAGCATCTACTTCTTTGTCTTTACCTGAATAGATTTGATGCGAAGTAAATGATCCTCTGTTTTTATCATATTCGTCATTAAAATTTTCTGAAATAAGCTGCTTAACCAATGCTGCTCTGTGAACAACAATTAGAACTTTCAATCCCATTTCTTGATAGAACCTAGCAGCACCATATAACATATATGATTTACCAGAAGCTGTTGGAGATAATATGATACTTCTCTTATTATTAATGATATGTTTGATAGCATCATTTTGATATTTCTTTGGAGTATATGGAGCATCAATCGTTTTATATAAATCATTAACATCTTTCTCATCAAGGATAATATCCTTTCCGGTAAAGATAGATTCATCAATATGATATGACACTTTATTGTCTTCGCACCAGCTAACTATTTCTGGTATTAAACCTTTTTTGATATGGCCATTACGTAGATTGAACATTCTAATATTGCCATCCCATAGACCCTTTTTAACTTTAGGATGCCACTTTTTACCTTCAACTTCGAAAGTAAATTTCTCATGAAGCTCTTGTTTTACTCCAGCTTCACAGACAACTTTACAAAATACTTCATTAACCTGTGTGATAACAAGGTCTGCATCCATTATATTTGACAATTAATATTCTCCAGCTTTAAATTTTTCCCAATCAATAATATTTTTGATTGTAAATGATCTTCTGTTGAGGGTGTTAATTACTTCCTGCAACATGGTAACTTTTTCTTTTTGTAATGAAATATCAAGTTTCATTTTAATGATATCAGGATCGGCTTGAACATATCTATCAATATCTGATTTCAATATTCTTTTAGTGCATGGACTCCAGCCATAATCTTTCAGAACATCCATTGCAAGCTCACCATTATAATAATCAATTTTCAATTGACTAAGGACTTTGATATCACATTCCAATTTTGATAATCTGAGTTTTTCATGTACAAGAATTTCATAATATTTTGAGTGAAGTGTTAGTGACTTAACCGATTCTTCTGTTAAGTTTGTTCCATCAAATGTGTTGTCTTCGCCCCACATTTCTACTATTTTATCTAATTTCATATTATATTCTTTCTCTTATCCTACAGTGAATAAATCATATTCGAATGTTACACTACATTCTGCGTAAGTTATAGTTTCATTTTCTATATTAATATTTATACCACCTAAATCCGTAGGCCATGCATTGATAAATTTGAAAGCTCTTGTTGGATTATTTTTACCACTGAATACAAATACATCGATATCAGATAATAATGATTCTTTCACTCCAACTGGTTTCGTTTTTCCGTATTGTTCATAGCTTTCAGGAAAACCAATCTCAGTCATCCAATCAACTATTTCTTTATAGTTCTTTAGGTTAGCATCTATAGTAAATGTTAATTCTAAAGGAGCGAAAGAAATGTGATCACCCTGTTCCTTAATTGTAGTGAATGGAGATGCTACTGGAACTGATGGTAGCGAAATATTCGGTATGTTTACAGCTTTCGAAAAATAGTCAAGTTTAGGTGCTCTGTGAATGACACTCTTAAAGAGATTATTTTGTAACATATTAATTGACATTTTTTTGTTTACTTTCGATAAAAACTATTATATAAATGTATTTATTGAACTTAACGGATTGGTGATATAATGATTTTAATTTCAATATGTGTTTTAATACTGTTATTTTCTAGCGCTGGCTTGCTATTTGTTGATAATATATCTGATTCTAAAAAAGAAAGTTATGATTGGCTTCCTTTTCCAGAAAAACCTCATAGCATTTATGAAGGTGATTCTATAGAAGTTTTAGATGAAGATGGAAATATTAAAACCGTATTTTGGAGAGCCGAATATGTGAGCTTTGGTAGAGATACTAAAACAACATTCGGTGGTTGGGTTGAAAATAAAAAAGATAAAGAATTTGTAAATGCTAAATTTTGGAGACAAATCACTTAATGGATATAGATAAAGACTTACAAAAGATGTTAGACCGAAATATATCGATTATGGAAGCAGCTGAAAAAATAGCAACAAAGTATAACATTGAAATAGAAAGCGTAGCTTCTGTTATTTCAAAGAACGCTAAGTTCAAATCAATTCTATATAAAGAAGCCTCAGAGCTAAATTTATTAAAAGACAAAAAGAATAATATCCCAGAGGACATTTAATGTCAGGATATAAAGCTTATCAATTCTATGTAAAGATGAAGCTTCATTTCTCAAACAAAGATGTAGATTTTTCAAAAAAGAGAAGTAATGTATCTTATGAAAGTTTTGAGAAGAGGCAAGATTCTTACGAATTTAAAAAAATCGGTAAAAAGAATAATTACAAAAGTTTCATTCTAGCTAACTTTCTAGAAGATTCTAATAGATATATTAGGGACTTTAAAGAAGCACCATATACTAGAATGAAGAGAGCTTTGTCAAGTTTAACATACATCTTTGAAAATAAAATCAAAGAGTTTGAAACTGAGGAAGATCTGAAGAAATATTTTATGGTTAATAACTCTAAATCATTAATAATGAACGATTTATTATCTAATAAAATAGATATAGAAATTATTTGCATTTTGAATAATATCTATAACATAGTAAGTGATTGGGAAAGTGATTCCATATTTTCAATGGTATACGAGAAGGAGATTATAGTAGTTAAAAAATATTCAGTATTTTTTGAAGATAATTTAAAAAAATATGAAAATATCATTAAAAAATCTATAAATAATAATGATCATAAGTTATAGATCAATTTAAGGTATTTAAACAATTTAAGGTAAATATAAGGAGAATTAATGGCAGACTCATTCGAGGAAATGCTCAAAAATCGTAAAAAATTAGCTAAGCAAGCTGAAGAAAAAGTACAATCCCTAAAAAAGAATTCATATGACGACGACACAAAAGATGAAAGATTCTGGGAAATGTCACATCTTAAAAACGAAGATGGACTAGGTCGTGCAACATTTAGATTTCTACCCGCTCCTAAAGGCGAGGAAATCAACTTTGCATTGTACTACGCATACTTTCAAAAATCCCCATATAATAATAAATGGTTCGTTCATAATTCAAGAATGAGCTTCGGAGAACCAGCTGAAAGCGATCCTGCTTATCAGTATAATGGTAAAATCTATAGTGATAATTCTTTAGACAAAGATCAAAAGAAGAAGCTAAGCATTAGACGTCAGAAGAAGTTTGTTACAAACATTCTAATGATTGATGATCCGGTTGAACCATCGAATAATGGCAAAGTATTCTTATTTGAATATGGTCCCATGATTCATAAGCTCATCGAAAATCGTATGAATCCAGATCCAGCCGTAGATGATTATAAAAAAGCAATTCCATCTGATCCGATTGATGGCTGTAATTTCAAGCTTAAAATCGTTTCAAAGCTTATTGATGGTCGTCTTGTTCCAAACTATGAACAATCAACTTGGGAAGACGTAGCACCTATCACTGATGATATGGATAAGCTTAAGGAAATTTGGCAAAAAGCTTACCCGCTTAAGCCATTTAATGATCCGGAAAATACTACATTGTTCAGCTCTGTTGAAAAACAAAAAGCCGATTTAGCTCAATGGCTTGGTGAAGAAGCTCCTCAAAAGGAGAAAGAAGCACCTAAACCAAAAGAAGAAGCTCCTGTAGATAAATCACCTTCACTTGATGAAGATGATGACGATCTTCCATTTGATTTGGATGAAAAAGAATCAAAGGCATCTATTTTAGATGACGATGATGATGACGACTTTTTTGACAAGTTCAAATAAGTTATTATAATATCTCCCAATTAAGCCGATAGAAATATCGGCTTTTTTTTATGTTTACATTTATTTGAAATTTTGATATAGTATCATTAAATGAATGGAGATTACTATGTTTGCAAAACTAAGTGGAAATGTTTTACCAA